CTCTGTACTGACCGGCGACAGGGTTTACCATATCGCCAACCTCGACCAGGTTCATGGCCGCTTGGCGCCCTCTGGGGCTCAGAAACTGGCTGGCAGTATCACCGATATTCTCCAGAATGCCGTACAGCTGGGGAGTAAAACCACCGCGCTTTCTAAAATTCTGGTAATTTTGAGCCGCACCGGTCAGCTGATCGTAAATGCTCATACCCGCATTCCCCCGCTAGCATCCATTCCAGTGAAATACGATGGCGCTGGCTGCGATCGACCGTAGAGCGCGTCATACATCTGCATTTGCGTCCTGACGTTTAAAAACTTAATGCCTGGACCTTCAGTAAACTCAGAAAAAGTCGGGATGCCAGTATTATTTGGAGCCGGCATATTTTCATACACAGATGGGTTATTTACCGCCGCAAGCGGATCACCCGTTTCGCCAGGCTGCGTCACTGTTGCAAATGGCATTTGCGGTTGCGGTTGCGGATTTTGCGCAACAGTCTGCGCAAGGTTCTCTGACCCCATCGGATTTATGCCCAGGATATTAGCTATCATCGAGTAAGGGCCACCCTCGAAATAATCGCCAGAATAACCAAAACCACCGCCGTCAAACGCATCGGTAAAAATTCCAACCGGCTGCTCATGCTTGATCCGCGTGCCACCGCCAGGAGCGTCATCGCCGCTCGCAAACGCACCGCCAAAGATTTTAGGTCCACCCAGGCTATTGCCGATCGCGCTGATGATCCCGCCGCCCTCAAATTCTGGGCCAGACTGACCAGCACCACCGCCATCAAACATATCCGAAAACGATATGTATTCTTTCTTTTTCTCAGCCATCTAGCACTTCCATCTTTTTCTTGCAGCCTTGCCGCGCTCACCCGTCCAACCAGCCGACCGCGCGCAAAATGATTTCTTCCTGGCGGCGTCCTTCTTGGTCTTAGGCTTGGGCGCCGGTGCCTTCAGATTTGACCCCGTTGCCTTATTGTATTTCGCGCGCCCCTTGGCAGTCAGGCCACCACCGCGCTTTACTGAAAGCTTCTCACCGCGCCCGACCGACAGGCTTGGTCCACTCTTACGCTTGCTCATCTAAGAAACTCACACACCTATAATCGACAATCGCATAGCCAGGATGTTTGCGAGAAATCGCTTGCAAACCAAATTGCTGCACCATTTGCTCGCACTGCTCCCTAGACGCAAAAGCCGGACTTCCAACCGTCATGCACTCAGTTTGCGAACACAGCAAAAAGAGCGCACCGAAAATCATTTCTTCTTGGCTTTTTTCTTAGGCTTCTTCGCCGTCTTAGCCGCAGCCTTAAAAGCCTTGGCAGTCGGCGCGCCAGGAGATCCAGCCTTGCGCATCCGCTCGCCAGATCCGGCCTTTATGCGCTTGCGCTTTTTCTGAATGTTCTCGTAGAGAGACATTACTTAAACATGCCTGATTTTTTGCCCTTGGGCTTCTTCTTTGGCTTTGGTTTCTTACCGTAGTTCATGCGACACCTCGTAGATTTCGCCGTATAGGCTTGTTCCATCTCGACGCCCCAGATGACCCGTGCAGCGCAATCGCCGCATCCCCAGAGAGGCTTAAACAAAGCGCGTCAGCCATGTCAGGAGACTTCATCCCGCGTGACTTCATATCGCTCTTACTTTCGATTTTTATCTTACCGCTTGAGGTAAAACTATACTTAGGGGCAGAAAGTTCGCTCAATAGATTTTCATCGCGCGGAAGGCGGCAATCACGCGCCTCTAGCCACGCCTTCAAACGAAACCATAACTCTGCCCTCAAATTGAGGTACTGAGTGCCCATAGAGGGGCTTTCGGACACATTGATCCCCTGGACAGGCAAACCCAACTCAGTGAGCCTGTCAGCCACTCCAGCGCCCAATCCCGAACTGTCCACAAATATCTGCCCTGGCTGCTCACTTGGCGGCAACGCCTCATACTCAGCCATCACCGATCCAGACAGCTGCATCAGATCCAATTTGCGCCAGACGCGCATGTCAGTCACAACACGACCGACACGCTTGCAAAGCACACTCGCATCGTCGCCCATCCTCGCAACATCGAGCGACCAAACCGCCGTCACGCCGTCAGCCGCCTCGATGTCACGATGCATCGCGCTCTCAACCAAGTGCAGCGGGATCACCGTATCGTCATCATGGACCGGAAACTCGCCAGTTACGCGCGTGCGCCAGGCATTCGTACCCTCACCATATCGCTCGCGCATCTCCTCAACATATTCAGATGAAACCCTGGGGCTATCCAGGCAGCTGACCGTCCTGGTCCACCAGTTTTTTTGAAGACGATGGTGCGTGTCATAGAAAAACCCAGAGCCACGCGTAGGATTGCCCAGCAAGATCGTGTGGGCATGCTCGCCAGACATCGATCCCGCACTGGCCGAAAACACCTCTTCCGGTATCCCAGACGCCTCATCGGCGCACAAAAGTACATGATCTGAGTGTACGCCCTGCAAACTCTCTGGGCTTTCCTTACGGCTGGTCTTCGCCGCAATAAAAGCCTCGCTAGGAGCCGCTATCAACTCGACACGATCGCTCTTAACATTTAAAAGCTTTTGCAACGGCTCCGGCATCTCCCGAACCCATCTCTTCAATTCCGCAAACAGCGCATCGAACAGCTGGCTGGATGTCGGCGCCGTTACGACAACCTTCACCGGAAACCTGGTCAGCAAGAACCACAACATCAACCACGATGTGCCAGTAGATTTTCCAACGCCATGACCCGAAGCAACGCTGCAACGGCGCTCGCCGCTGGCAATCGCGTTCATCAATTCCTTCTGCCAGGGGTCAGGCTCGCAATTCAAAACTTCCTGGACGAACAAGACGGGCCGATTGCGGTATCGCCGCACAAAATCCTCAAATGCATTAATTTCCGGCATCAGTGAAACGTAGCCTCGCCAGCCTCATGCATCGCCTCTAGCAACTCATCAAAATCCTCTTCGCTGTCTTGCATCAAGCAATCAGCCGCAAGGATCAGCATGTGATACATCCCCTGCTCACCAATATCACTCAGCGTCACCAAACGATCGTCCTTGCGGCATACCAGGGCAAAGTCATCAGCCCAGCGCAGATAATTCATCACCTCAGTCGCCTTCATGGTCGATCACCTCGCTTTGAACCTTACGCAGCGCATCCAGGTGCTGCGCGTGAATGTTTACCTGGACCTGTTGATTGGCCCTGGTCGTATTCCAGCGATCAGGATCCATTGCGGAAGCGATCCACTTCCTCACGGCTATCCGCTCGCGCGCCTTAGATATCGCGGCGCTCTCTTCCGGCACGTTGTCAGCGATCTCTAGGGCGGCGTCTGCTAGCTGTTCCGCGCCCTGGCGTTGCGCTTCACGCAGCTGGGTCCGATATTCCGATTTATTGAGGATGCCGGAAAGCATGTTCCGCGATACTTGAAATTCACGGGCAAGCGAGGCGATGGTGCGGCCGTTTGAAATTTCCTCAAAAATTTTTTCGATACCGCCGGTTTCATCGATAATAGCCATGAGGGTGCGATTTTTTTTCTTCCCTGCCATAAAAGATCCTTTTTTTCCAATTTACGCAAAAATTTTTTTCAGCGCATTGTTTGGCGAAAATTCTGTGCGTGATTACTTGCCCAGCTTTTCAGCCAAGCACCCCCCCTGGGGGGGGGTAAAATTCCGAATTCGCCTGGAAATCGGCCGCTTTTGAAACCCTTTTGAAACCATACCCCGTAACCCACTGATATCATTGGAACTATACAGCATACACAGTTATGTTTGGTGCTATATGCAGCCCGTCTCGCGTACACGCGCGCGGATTTGCGCCAATGTGCAAATCCCTGGTCCTAGCCGAAGGGGATCGGATCATCAGCTGGATCACGCTCTGGAAGGTCCAGGCTAGTCACCTGAGCCGAAGGAAATGCAGCCTTCACTGCACCTGTCGCTTCACCCAGCTTGCTCTTGCGCCAGTGTGCGTAATACACGCCGACCTCGTGCAGTGTGATTAGCTCAAGGTCAGGCCGATCAGCTGATACCTTTGGCCATGCATCCTGGTCGAGTAAGATCGCTGCGCGCACGCCGTCCACCTCGAACTCCCAGTAGCTAGCGTCTGCCCCGACTGCGCCGACAGACGTTGCCATCTCATCCATCGCGATCATGCCCCTGATACAATCATCCGCGCAGTGCCTGGCCCGGGCTGCATCACATGCATTGAGTGCATCGTTCAGCGCGCCCAATGCCTGGCCATACCTATGAGCCATCTCAGGCTCCACCAGCT